AACTGGGATAAGCTCTTCCACCCCCACCAGTGATGGTGATTCGGAAGGCAGCTTGAACGTGCGGTCTACAACGGTCGTCGTCCTCCTAAGTGTCTATACCAGGCACTTACGAGACCTCGAACTTGAGTAGCCTTAGCTCCGGAAAGCAGATGGCTAGAGCGAGTAGGGTTAATCCCCTGCCCGTCCGGCATAATGGTCACCCTCATTTGGCACATTTTGTCCCAAATGAGTAGCGGCTCATGTGTCGGTATTCTCTCAGGACCAATCGAGTCTAGGGCCTCTTCACTCAACTGAGTAAGGAGGGCTAGGCCCGGGTGAGTCTTGTTGAGAATCTCTAGAAGCTCGGTCTGATCAACCGGCCCTTGAGGGAAGAATTCTTCCATTGTGTCCTGGACAGACTTGGTCCATTTCACATAGGTTTGAAGACTTCTCTCTGCGGTTCTTCTCTGTTCGCTCGAGTAAACACTAGCCGCGAGTTGGGAAAGGAATTTCCCAGCACTCGCTAACCTAATGTTACACGAGAACGGAATGTTGAAGAGCTGGGCGAGTGCGAAAGCACTTCGTCCTACCTCCTCTAGTTCCGATGCCTTCACAGGCAACCAGAGAAGTGCTTTATAATTACGAACTATCTGTTCGATTCGTCGTTCAGGTAGCCCGCAAGCATGAAGCAGCATCGCAATTGATCGGGGCTCGCCAATGTTAGAGGTGAACGCTAAGCCTCTCGTTTTGGCTTGTTGGATTACCTCATAAAGAAGATGATACTTCTTGTGGGTTTCCAGCAAGGCATGAACGGGAAACGGGGTGACCTCTTGGTCTCGGTATATCCATCTCTTAGCTAGTTCAAACACCTCGGGTGAGGTGTGAGATTTAGACTCGGAAATGGGTACATCCAATTCTTTGAGAATCTCCCTGTACTCAGCAGCCACCCTATCATGAGCAATCACGATGTCATCACCTAAAATCCTGTAATCAGAGAACTGGAACAGGGGTAACCCTGCCCGGTAAGCTGAGAACTGGACAATTAAGTGGTGGCAAAGTGTAAACATTGGCCAAGAGGAATGAGCACCCATAGGTTGCCCGCACGCATAGCGTACAGGTTTTCCTATGTGGTCAAATTCACAATTGGTTAATGTTTGAACCCAGGATCTCGCATACTCCGGAGACGTCATCTCAGCAAGGAGCATTTCCTGTAATTTTACAGGGAAACGATCTGTTGCCGAGGTTAAGTCAAGGGAGTGGTACGAGTGACCGGCAGGGGCTTTGAGCGATAATCCCTTTCCTTGATTAAAGGTACAGTCGGCCTCTAACCCTTCTAAGAGCCGGAAAACGGCTCGGTGAAGAGGAAGGAGGGCGTTCTGAGACCAATAGTCTAGGATTGCGAAAACTCGACTCTTAGCCTCACGATCCGCTAGGACAGATAACTTTCTCAGTCGGACGAAGTCTCGTCCTCCTGATAAGCATCTGCCCAGGGCAGTCGTAAGCCCAAGGTCTGCTAAACCTTGAATCCGAGCAAAGATCATCTCAATGCCTGGACTCAAAGTGGCTAAATCTGACTTCTGTTGAGAGGTTAAACCCTCCCAATCGAGGAAAGAGGTAGCTATAGCAGGACCGTTGGGACCTGCCTTAGTGGTCCAATGAAACGATGCCCAGTTGGGTAGACTGAGCCGCCATCCGCAGGTTTTAACCGCCTGACGGATAAACGTTTCCATCCCCCAAGGGATGGAACCGGTCCAGGCCCTAGTAATAGGGTCCAGATCGGTCGGTTTACCTCCTATAATCCTCCGACTCAGTGACAGTAATGTCAGTGAGAGGGAGATTGCAGAAGGATCTCCCTGTCGAATTAGGACCCGAAGAGAGTGCGGAAGCACTCTCGGAAGGCCATCTTTCGTCAAGGAGAGCCCAGCAGGTTCCTGGAGGGGTTGGCCCGCCAGGTACCGGGTAAGAGCTAACCGACTGAGTTTACCTCGGTCGGCAGCCCATACCGGTCCTCGCGTGTTAACCCAAGTCTCGAAAGCCCGTAAGGGTCTTTCTAGATCACTTTGG